CATGAAAGGTGGCGTATCTCAATTTACCGATTACTTTTCACCCTTAGGTACAACCGGCGCAGTGTATGACGCAAGCCGCCTAGGTAACCTAGTTATTGGTGGAGCTCTTGGTACAAGTGCGGCAGTTGCTACGGGTGGTACTTCTCTTATTCCCCACGGTGGCGTTGTCGTACTAGGTCGTCTCATTGATGCAACCACAGGTCGTCGGGCTAAATTAGATCGTTTTGTTAAAAAGAACCGTAAAGCCCCAGGGTTACCAGCGCCAGAAGGTTTGTCAGTTCTGGAGCAAGCACAAGAAGAAACAAAAAGACAAGAACAAGAAGACTTGGACGCAAAAGTCCGTAAAACTGCTCTTGCTAAAATATCTACACAGCTTAACGCACCTGATGGTGTAGGTCCCGTCCTTAATATTCTCCAGGGCACAGGTTTAGACAGAAATGGCCTATCTGAGATAATTACAGATATGTCTGAGATTTATGCGAATGAACCGGAAATCACAGCGGTTCTTGAAAGCATCGAACAGAACATGGCTGGCGATACGAATGCTGTTTTGGATCTTAATGAGATAATCCCTATAATTGGCACAATCGCAGCAACCACAAAGCCTAACCTTGTTGTCAGAGCTCCAGACAACCCTCTTATAGCTGACCTTCTTAATAGCGGAGCCGCACCTAATGTCTCCACAGCTGCACCAGGGCCCCTACAAGGCGGTAACGTCGCTACAACCCCAGAGAACTACCAAGCTGGCAAAGAGGCCAACCAGCAAGCCGCTAGAGATTTGGCAGATGGTGTTGTTGCGGATACTACTATTGAGCAAGACCAAAAAGAGCTGATCTTTGGTGCCCTACAGATCCCCGCTAATGAAACTGTAAGCATTATGGACCTGAGGCTAAAAGCTGGTGAGCTTGAATTACAAGGTGTCTCTAAGGAGAACATCAATAAATACTTTCAGCCTTACATTGAGCGCATGGAGCGCCAGGCCAAGCGCCGAACAGTACTTCAGAAAGCCCAGCCCCAATCTGATGATGCAAGGACAGTAGGCATTACGCCACCTAAGATAGAACGCCCAGTAGCCCTAGGCCCTCAAATAATAACAGTTGAAGGCCAGGTCCCATCAAATGACCAACAAACGGCACACGGCCTACTGCCCCACTTACGGGTAAAGGCACCCGCGCGAGAGGGTAAGTCTGCTATTCTTGCTAAAACTAACAACAAGAACGCAAATGCCCAACTCAATGGCCTCGATGAGGCATTAGAAAGGCACCCAGACCCCGCTGCATCCCCAGAAGCTTGGGCTGAGTACCAAGGTGATGCTTTGGCCACCAGTGACGTACCTGTGCAGCCACATGGCTTTATCAATGACATAACAAAAGGTGGCGCCCAAGAACTTCTCAGCAAGTTAACGCCAGGGCAGATTGCAGATGCAGATTTTGGTTTTGAAAACGCAGCTATTTTTCGCCAAGACTACATAAATGGTGATATTAGTGTTGCAAACACCGGTAAGTTGTTTCTCTGGTCTTTCTTGTCTAAAGGCGTAAGCCCATATGCCCAAGAAAGTTTATTTTTAGATAGTTTTAATGGCATTGACCAATGGATTGAAGCCGCATCAAATGGCACCATTGAATCACGCATGGAAGAGTACAAAGCATGGGCGGCAACAACTGCCCCAAAGGGCTCAGGGAAACCTGGCGCCGGTGCTATCCACAATCTAAACGCTTTTGGTAAAGATTTCCTAGTAAAGATGGCTAAACCAGTTAGCAAAGATGAGCCCAGAAGTCGATTACAGTATATCCATGATTTAATGTCTGATCCCGACATGACTGGCCAACAGATACGCCGTGAATTTGTAAAATTGGGCGAAGGTGTAGGCATTGATAACAAGGTTGTCTCATTTACCCTTCTTGTTGCTGGTTTTGATGACGTTATGGTTCTAGACCGTGTTCAAATGCGGCAGCTTTACAACGATGGGCGCTTTGACGGCATCAATTTGTACGATGGGTATAAACAACAAGATCCCGTTGACGGTAAATCAAAAGTTGTTACTGGCTCAACTATGGCCCCACTAACGAATGGTGTCAGAGGCTTAATGATGTATGAGGCTTTAGAAAAGTCTTTAGGTCAGCGCATCCAACAGATTTACTCAGACGTTGGACGACCACAATCAGCGTCAATTGGCCGTTACCATTGGGACACCTGGGTTGCCTCATCCGAACAAGAGGCATCCCACGGATCCATAGACGCAATTCTTGCCCAAGCTTCTGGGGATCCTAACCCGTTAGAAGGTGTAACTGCCAAAGAAGGCGAGTATGGTGCGTATGCTTATGGAGCTCAATATGGGCTTGAAAATGGCGCACCAATGTTTACATATGAGGTACCGGATCGTGGTACCTACAAGTTCACAGTCCCAGAGTTCACGTCTTTCTTGAATGATATCAAAAGAAAGGCTAAAAGTAACAAAGTAATACCCTCTGGTTTTAGTGTAAAACAGAGTGGAAATGCGCCCTGGTACACCCGAGAAGGTGTTGACCTAGACGCCCTAGCAGAGAAGGCAAATGAATATGGCCAGCAAGTTCGAAGAGAGGATGGCGGCATACGGCAAGATCAAGCAGTTCCCGATGGACGCACCGTTGATGCCGTTGGGGACTCCAGTTCCGTCCCAGCCCTTAGAATCCCAGACAGAAACACCATCCCTCAAGCCCCGCGACGGAGCCCTTTCTCAAGAGTAACCGCCGCTGAGGTAAAACCATTTAGGTCTATTGCTAAAGTTCCATTTGAAATTGGCAAAGAGGGCTCTCAAGATCAAGATGGCATCCAAGATATGGATCGTGCCTTAGATCTCGCACATGCCCTAGGGATGACTGTAAGGCTATTTGATAATCAAACTGATTTACTAGGCGCCTCAATGAGTGGTGATGCAGGGTTACGGGGTCGTTTTACACGTTCCATGACTAAAGGCGCTGAGGGTACAGTGTTTGGCTTAGTCCCAGATTCCAAACTTGAAGATGGAAACACAGTGCCTGGTATTGAGGCTCTTGTTACATTGCTTCACGAAATCAGCCACGGAATGACAATGTCTCCTCAAGATTTGTCCAGCCCACAGTCGTATAACGATGAATTCTACAATTCAAAGACTAGAGAATATGATTACGCCCCTAAAGGATCTTTTGCTAATAGTGCTATAAGACCCCTACTAGAAGGGACGGGTGATGCCGACATCTTAGCTGAGATAGATAATCTTCAAGAAAACATCGATGCTTACACCACCAAGGACCCAAAACAACGAATAGCAATTAGGCAATTTCGTGAGATCGCAGCAAAGATAAAGCCTTATGTTGATTCCCAGAATATAAAGTACCGAGAAGCCCGATTAAGAATGGACACAGATGAAATGGCATTCCTTGAGTCCCAGATGACAGACCTAGATCGCCAAATAGATGGTATCAATTCTTATATCAAAAACACTAGGGAAATGGCCGTAGATCCTAATTGGGTTTATTTACTCAACCCTAAGCTTCTTAAAGCAGTCGCACCAAAAACCGCAAAACTTCTAAAAGACTTCTACCGCAAAGGTGGCAATAAAACTATTCAATTCTACTCACAGCCATTTGCAGTGATTGCCGCAATAGTCATGGCAATGTTGGCAAAAGGCCAAGCCGAGGAAGAACAAGAAAAGCAACAAATGCAGATGGCTATGTCGGGTGCTTTAAGCAACCAACCACCGCCACCAGGTATTTTATCAGCGGCTTAATATGGGGGCTCCTAGCGGGGCCCCTTTTCTTTAGGAGAGCACCAGTTATGCATAAAACAGCTTTGGATTTAGTCCCAGTATTACGGGCAATTGAGGATGTACAGCATTCCCCCTTGCTCACACCGGCCCAGCGCGAGGCAATCTGCCTAGAGTTACACCACTCACTACCAGATCCAATGTTCTGCAATAACGGACGCATCACCCTGCACATCATACAGACTATACTAAGGAGTAAAGATGGGAGCACCAAACCAACCGAGGTTAAAAGCCCCGCGACCAGCAAAGAACCCAAACATGGCGCGGCCAGCAAGCAAAAACCCATTCGCAAAACAACACCTAACACCCGAGGGAAGAGCAAAGCACCGGCTGATGCTGGCAAGTCGCTCCAATAAAGGCGGTCGCCCCCAGGGCACCCCTGATGGTTATACTATGGAGACCATCACCCCTATCCGAAAACAAGCAAAAGCAGACGCAGAACGGATTGTAACTATCATGTCTGAAGAAAATGGAATTGACGATGTCTACGCCATTGAAGCACTAAAAGCCGCTGTTGAGATCATGCGTGAGCCTGGACAAAACAGAGACCGGCTAACAGCTGCCCGAATGGTCCTAGATTTCACAAAAACCAAACCCGCCAGCAAACAAGAAGTGCTAATCGGTAAAGCCGAAGAGTTCTTAGATTCTTTACTGGTGCAAACACCAGAAGAAGAGCAAATCACTGATGGAACAGAGACATAAAGACGTAAGGAAGAGGCTTCTAGACGATTTTGGCTTCTACTCAAAGTCAGCGCTTAAAATTAGGACCAAAGACGGCGATATCAAGCCATTAAACCTAAATCCAGCCCAACAGACCCTACAAGCCGCTGTAGACGCTCAGATGGCCTCTGAGGGCAAGGTCCGGATCATTATCCTAAAGGCCCGACAGCAAGGTTTAAGCACTCACGTTGGCGGGTATCTGTATTTCAACGTGTCCCAGCGCAGAGCATGTAAGGCAATGGTTGTTACACACCACAGTGACAGTACCCGTGCCCTCTTTGACATGACAAAGCGTTATCATGAGAACTGCCCTGAGCTCCTAAAGCCCCACACTAAATACAGCTCCCGTCGAGAGCTGACCTTTGATGTTCTGGACAGTTCTTTTGTTGTTGCCACAGCTGGTGGCGAAAGCATTGGCCGAGGTGAGACATTAACTCACGTTCATGCTTCTGAGCTTGCCTTCTGGCAGAAGTCCACCGCTCTGGAAAACTGGAACGGTATGACCCAGGCGGTACCTAACAAGCCAGGCACGGCAATCTTTATTGAAAGCACGGCAAATGGCGTGAGTGGCATCTTTTATGACCTGTGGAAAGGTGCCATTGATGGCACTAATGGGTATGTCCCTGTTTTTATACCGTGGTTCCTAGATCCAGAATATCGTGAGCCAGTTCCTAAGAAGTTTACGCGAACTCCCGAAGAGAAGGCCCTGGTAAAGCTATATAAGTTAGACAACGAACAGCTGATGTTTAGGCGTCGTAAGATAGCCCAAAACGGCATAGATTTGTTTCGCCAGGAGTATCCAGCGGAGCCAGAAGAGGCTTTCCTAACAACTGGTCGCCCAGTGTTTAATCCTGAGCTGCTACAAGGAAGCCTGGTTGCCACTAAGGATCCCAAACAACGGATGGCCTTAGAGGGTGATGATTGGGTTGAGAACATGCGGGGTGAACTTACTGTTTACCGCACTCTAGATCCTGGTGAGACTTACATTATTGGAGCTGACGTGGCTATGGGCGTCCGTGGTGGTGATTGGTCGGTTGCCCAGGTCTTGGATTCTAAGAAGCGCCAGGTTGCAAGCTACCGAGCTCAGATACACCCAGATTATTTTGCCACCGTCCTATATAAACTTGGTGAGCTGTTTAACATGGCTCAGATCATAGTTGAGAATAATTCCCACGGTATTTTAACATGTACCAGGCTGGGCAAAGATATGGCCTATCCGCATTTCTTTACTGAATTACAAATCGATAAATTAACCGATCGAGAAACACTAAAATTAGGGTTCACAACAACCACGAAAACTAAGCCATTAATTATTGATGAGCTAAGGGCGGCGGTTAGAGATGGCTCCATTATACTCAATGATAAAACAACTATTAGAGAGATGCTTACATACATTGTGACACCCACGGGCGGTATGTCTGCCGAGGCTGGGTGCTTTGACGACTGCGTGATGTCTCTGGCCCTGGCCAATCACATCCATGAGGGCAGTTGGGAACCCATCCAAAGTACTGACGAATACTATATAGAAATGGTCTAATCTATGAATAAAAATGAATATAAAAAGCTAGATGATGATACAATCTGCTCAATTCTAGACGACAACATTCGAAAATCAATCGGCCATTACGATAGTCAGATATCCCGCGAACGAAAGCGCGTAATTGATTACTATAATGGGACCCTGCCACGCCCAGCCCACGACGGTAATAGTAAGTACGTTTCTCTCGACACTTTTGAGAGTGTGGAAAGCATGAAGGCAGCATTGCTGGAAACTTTCTCCACCGGCTCTAAGACCGTTAGATTTGCCCCCCAAAACGCTGACGATATAAAATTAGCTGATGTTGCCACAGAGTATTGCGACTATGTAGCCAACAGAAGTAATAACTTATTCGAAGTGATGCAAAGCGTGATCCATGATGGTCTCATTGCAAGGACGGGAATCTGTAAAGTATTCTATTACTATGGTGATGAAAGCCACCTCGAGGAAATCACGGATCTCACAGAGGAAGAGCTGGACGCATTATTGGTCCAGGACAACATCGAAATTGAAGAGATCACTGAAGACGCCGCTGGGCTCTTCTCCGGTGAGCTTAGAGTAACTACCGACGCCAGCAAAGTATGCATTGAAAGCATTGCTCCAGAAGAGTTTGTAATTGAGCCCCAGGCTAAAGATCTGGATTCTGTCAACTTCTGTGCCCACCGCACAACTAAAACTATATCTGAGCTCCGTGAACTGGGCTATGATGAAGAACTAATAAACAATATTGGTGACCATTCTGATGTAGACATGGAGACAGACCCAGAGGTTTTATCTAGGCATGAAGAGATCGGTAGTGACCGAGGTTTCAACACCAAGGGCTACCAGGACCAAGTCCGTAATGTGACGGTGTATGAATGCTTTGTAATGCTGGATCCAGAGGCTACCGGTGTTGCCGAACTCTACAGAATTGTTAAGGCTGG